AACTATGAAATGAGATATTAAACACAATGGATGCTAAAGAGTGGATGCGTTCAATGGCTAAAGCGTTTGGCAACTATGAATACAAAGTCAAGTATCAAAATGATAAAGGTCAAGTGGAACTTAAATCACCAGGATGGAAAGATGATCCACCTAATCTAAAAGCATATAAAGCGATTGATTGTGTTTTGCCAGTATTTTTAAGAAATAAGAAACCACAGGCAAATGTGCAAGATAAAAAGAAAGTTGTTAAACAAGTAACCAAGTATAAGGAGATCGAATGAGTACCGAATTAAAACCATTCCTAGTGAGACTCACACCATCTAGTGTTGAGTTATTAGATAAAGCAGCTAAAGAACAAGAAAAACCAAAGGCGAGTATTATTAATGATGCGATTAAAGCCTATCTTTCTAAAGGCAACGATATTAATTCAAGGCTTAATAAGATAATTTAATGGTCATCGAGTTACCTTATCCACCAAGTGTCAATACATATTGGAGAGCTAATGGCAAAAGAAGATTTATATCAAAGGAAGGCGTATTATTCAAGACAGCAGTCCAAGCCATCTGCACGCGTGACAAAGTGGGATCTTTTGGCAATGCTCGCCTTTCTGTTAATATTTATATTCATCCTAGAAGTAGGCGTATATTTGATCTCGATAATTGCTTAAAAGCTATTTTGGATGCATTAATGGCAGCTAATGTATATGATGATGACTCACAGATTGATATGTTATCCATTACACGAAGTGATCCTAAGAAGGGTGGAGCAGCAGTCGTTAGTATAAGTGAATATGGTACTTAAGCATGCGCATTACATTGACGCAGAGCCAAGTCCGTTAGGAACAAGATTCTGTTCAGCTTGTTCAAGACATAAACAAAGTCACCATGGTAAGTGGAAAGTATCACTTAATGGTAAAAATAGACGATGGTTATGTCAAGATTGTATGGACAGACGTGTTGAAGTTAAGCCAATTAAATAAAGGAGAAAGCTATGGCAGAACAAAGAGAACGTAAACCAGGTACTGGAGTTGCATTTACAAACAAGAATAAAAAAGAAGATTGGCATGCTGACTGGACTGGTGAGTTTGCAGACTTACAAGGTAACATTTATTATCTTAATGTGTCTAAAAAAGTCAGTGGACATAGCAATCAAGAATATATCAGTGTCAGTTTAGGTAAACCAAAGGTGGCTAAAGCTACACCAAGCAATGCATCAGCTGCACCGATCCACGATATGATTGACGATATTCCGTTCTAATGGATGAAGTCAAAAAGAAAAATCCAATCCCTTCTCTTGCTGGCTATGGTGGTGTCCGTAGCTTGCAAAAGAAACTTGAGCGCTCGACTACGCTTCAACAGAATCGCGAAGCTGTTAGCTATTCTCTTTTGTGTCTGGCGAATACAAATCTTACTGACATTATGGAATGGGATGAGCAAGGCAATATTAAAGTTAAACCGAGTAAGGATATACCGCCCCACGCTTTACAAGCCATTAAGTCCATTAAGTCGAATACTAAAGTTGATAAGGAAGGAAATAGTTATACGACTCTGGACATTGAGTTGTGGGATAAAGTTGGAGTCTTACGTTTACTTGCAAAGGCATCTGGCTTACTAGATAATCCAGAAGAATCAGATAAACCAAGCGTATTAGGTATTAACATACGCGCACCAGAGATTATTGATAATGGCGAAAACACAGGACAAGATAACAAAGATACTGAATGAACGTCAATTAACGCATGGTGATTATTTGTCTAAATGCATTTTCATTCAAACAGTCAAAGAAAGCATGCGGAATGAAAACAATAACTGGATGAGGCTAGATCCAGATATGCAAGAGTCATTAGATATGACGATCCATAAGATCAGTCGTATTCTTTATGGTGATCCATATCATACTGACAATTGGGTAGATATAGCTGGTTATATTATGTTAGTAGCAAATCGTTTACAAATTCAGGAGGAATTTAATGAGCGCAACAAATAATTTAGAAGATCGTATTCAAAAGTTACGAGATGCTTATGCATTGAATAACATTTATCAAACGGAGTCATTACAGATTATTGATGCATTGCAAGCACAGATCGCAGTGTTGAATCAATTACTAGCACTCGAAATTAAAGACATCGATGGCTAATAAAAAAGAAGTATCAACCAAGGCTATTCATGGTCCTGGTATTGATTTAGATTTTTCTACAGCGCCAACGACGTGGCAATTCCTACAGTCAGATGCATTCGTGCGTGGACTGATGGGGCCTGTAGGTTCTGGTAAATCCTATGCATGTGCCGCAGAAATTATGATGCGAGCAGTCAGGCAGAAACCATCTCCAGTAGATGGCATTCGTTATACACGATTTGTGATTGTGCGTAACTCATATCCTGAATTAAAAACAACAACGATTAAAACATGGCAAGATTTATTTCCAGAAAATACTTTTGGTCCGATGCTATATACTCCTCCTATTACTCATCACATTAGACTTCCAGCAAGGGGTGATGCTGCGGGGATTGATTGTGAAGTAATCTTCTTAGCATTGGATCAACCTAAAGACGTACGTAAATTACTATCACTTGAACTGACAGGAGCGTGGGTTAATGAAGCTCGTGAATTACCTAAAGCAGTTATTGATGGACTTACACATCGTGTGGGTCGGTATCCTACACAACGTGATGGCGGACCTACTTGGCATGGTGTTTGGATGGATACTAATCCAATGGATGATGACCACTGGTGGTTTAGATTAGCCGAGAAAGAAAAGCTATCAGGTAAGTATGCATGGCAATTCTTTAAACAACCTGGTGGTGTGACTGAAGTATCACCTGGTGATCTACCAGAGAATCCAGAAGCAAACGATCATATATTTTCTGGAGGTCGTTGGTGGAAGATTAATCCTAAAGCTGAAAACGTAAGTAATCTACCAGCGGGTTATTACATGCAAATGCTTGGCGGTAAAAATTTAGATTGGATTAAATGTTATGCTGAAGGTAAATATACATACGTTCAAGAAGGTAGACCCGTATGGCCAGAATATGACGATCACTCAATGAGTGGTGAAGTAGATTATGATCCAGACCATGCATTACAAGTTGGTCTTGACTTTGGTTTAACACCAGCCGCAGTGGTAGGACAAAGATTGCCTAATGGCCGATGGATTATCTTAGATGAGATTGTAACTTTTGATATGGGTCTTGAAAGATTTGGTCAGCAGTTATTAGCAGAACTCAATGCTAAATATCCTAAAGCACAAGTCATGTTATGGGGTGACCCAGCTGGTATGCAACGAGATGCTATTTACGAAGTCACAGCCTTTGACTACTTACGTACATTAGGATTACGCGCACAGCCAACACCATCCAATGACTTTAAGGTAAGACGAGAAGCAGCAGCTGCGCCTATGCAAAGATTAATTGCTGGTAAACCAGGCCTTATTGTGAATGCTAAATGCAAGATGATTCGTAAATCTTTAGCTGGCGGTTATCATTTTAAACGTGTATCAGTTGGCGCTGGCCAAGAAAGATTTAGAGATGCGCCAAATAAGAACGAACACTCACACGTAGGTGATGATCTCTTGCTTGGTGGCGGTGAGCATAAGCGTATGACTAAGAGTCCATTATCAGCATCAACCATTATTGCTCAAACTATAGCAAAGTCTGACTTTAATGTTTTTGACTGATTACAAACAAATCCTATCACATATGCCACATGTTAAAGGTGGCTATTATCTTCCATACATGCAAACGCATTTAGATGAATTAGACTGTATTGAAGTAAAAACTCAAAAAGCAATCACTATAGCTGAGTTTAAAAGCATGATTAATCATCAGGCAGAGTGTGGCCCTACCATTACAGCCTTTATCCATGGCAAGCCAGTAGCTATTTTTGGGGCATCTATGATGTGGAAAGGTGTAGCTGAGTTCTGGTCACTACTATCAGAGCAATCTCGTAGATATCCCATAGCTATGACAAAAGCTGGATTAACATTTATTGATATCGTTGAGATATTATTTCACTTGCACAGAGTTCAAATAACTGTTAAAACCTCAGATACTCGTGCTATGTCCTGGGCTAAAGCGTTAGATTTTGTACCAGAATGCAATATGCTACGTTATAGCGCAGATAAATACGATTATACATTATTTAGGAGACTATGATGGGTAGTATACTGTCACCAAAAAAACCAGATACTTCAGGAGCTGAGGCTCAAATTAGAGCGCAACAAGCTGAAACAGAAAGACTAAGATTGCAAGCAGAGCAAGACAAAAGAAAACTTGCGGAAGATTTAGCAGCAAAACGTTCTGCTAGACAACGCGGAGGCGTTAGATCATTGCTTGCAGAAGAAAGATTAAACCCTGAGACAGGCGTAGATACTTTAGGTTCATCAGGAGGATTATAATAATATGAGTGCTGTGGCCAAAAAAATATCTGCCATTCCTCCATCAGGACAAGAGCCCCCTATTTTTCAAACAATGAGACGTATATTCCCAGCAGATGCTAACAATACAAGCTCTATTCCAGATAGTGGATTAGCTGAAGCTGAGAAGTCAGCAGCATTTAAAAGAACGAGACGCGGTAGATCAGGATCATTATTATCTGGATCTACCTTATCAAACAAACCAGACACACTAGGGTCACCAGAAAGGATTATGTAATTATGGGCGGAACAGTTGCAAAAGTTATAGGTAAAACACCAGCACAACCAGCACCACAACCAGCTCCACCACCACCAGCTCCAAAAGCAGCTGATGTTGCACCAGCTCGTGCAGAAGGTGAAAAGGCAGCAGCATTTAGACGTGCTAGACGTGGTAGATCAGCATCATTACTATCTAGTTCATCAATGGATAGTTTAGGATCAGATACATCACTTGGTGGAGGATCAATGTAATGAAGCAAGACAAGATGCAAGCTAAGGTTCGTAAGGTTATGCGTGAATATAAAGCTGGCACATTGCATTCAGGCAAAGGTGGACCAGTTGTTAAGTCACAAAAGCAAGCAGTTGCTATTGCAATGAGCGAAGCTGGAATGGCTAAAAAGAAATGAAATCTGGATTATATGCAAATATTCACGCTAAGCGTGAACGTATAGCAGCTGGTTCTAAAGAGAAAATGCGTAAACCTGGATCACCAGGAGCGCCTACAGATGCTGCATTTATGAAAGCTGCTAAGACAGCAATGAAGCCTAAGAAGAAATAATGGCTATTAATATATTACGTGAGTCAGATACAACTAAATCACGACATGTTAATCCAGCTTATGTAGATAAAGATGGTGTTAGTTATATTGCTAGTTCTGACAAACCATTTCCTTACATAGATGTAAATCATTTACGTTTACATGAAGGTCGTGCATATTATGTATATAAGATGTATCCTTATGCTTCTGGACTTCCAGCAGCATCAAGCATTAATATTGCTATAGCTTTTCCAGCTGGTATTACGCCACACTTGACATTGCAATATGAAAGTCCAGGAGAGTCAGAGTTTTATTTATATGAAGCCCCTACAACAAGCGGTGGAACTGCTATGACTATTTATAGACGCAATCGTAATTTATTAACTACAAGCTCTGGTGCGGCTGTATTAGATCCAACTGTATCTGCTGTTGGTACTGAAATATTTGCGGAGTTTGTTCCAGCTGGTAACAAAGGTGGAGGCGCAGCAAGTTATAGTTTTGAATATGTATTTAAACCATTAACAACATATTTATTTAGATTTACTAATGTAAATTCACAAGCACATCCAGCTAATTTAAGAATAGAGTGGTACGAATAATGACATTAAAAAAATATCAAAATCCTAAAGGTGGCCTAAATGAAGCTGGAAGAAAACACTTTGAAAGAAAAGAAGGTGGTAATCTACAAGCACCACTCAAGAGCGGTACTAATCCTAGGCGTGTGTCTTTTGCTGCTCGCTTTGGTGGAATGGATGGTCCGTTAGTTGATGAGAAGGGTAGACCTACTAGATTAAAGTTAGCTTTAAAAGCTTGGGGATTTGGCAGTAAAGAAGCAGCAAGAAACTTTGCAAATAAAAATAAGAAAGATTAATTATGGCAGAAATGATGAGATTATCCGCAGAGGATGTTTTAAAACGACACGATAAAGCTCTTACTAAAAAAGAGGACTTTAGAAACTTATACGAAGAATGTTATGAGTTTGCATTGCCACAACGTAATCTTTATGATGGCTATTATGATGGTAAAACATCTGGCCAGAAAAAGATGAATCGTGTATTTGATGCAACAGCTATTAACTCTACACAAAGATTTGCTAATCGTATGCAATCTGGTATATTCCCACCACAACGTAAATGGTGCAGATTAGAGCCAGGCACAGATATTCCAGAAGCAAGAAAACAAGAAGCACAAGCAGCGCTAGATGTGTATGCAGATAAGATGTTTGCTGCATTAAAGCAATCTAACTTTGATATTGCTATTGGTGAATTCGTACTTGATTTATCTGTAGGCACTGCTGTAATGATGGTGCAACCAGGTGATGAGATTAATCCAATTAACTTTATTCCTGTGCCACAATTCTTAGTATCATTTGAAG